TTGACGAAAAAGCACCATGGGAAGAAGACAAGGAAGATGACGGGAAATCAGTTGACAATATATCGGTTGAAACCAAAAAACTTGAAAAGAAAGATGAAGATAATCCCGAAGATCCCGGATATGAGGATGACACGCCGATAACCGACCTTACTGTTGCTCAATTAAAAAATCTCATAGATGAATGTATGGATGCGGAAGAGGAAGAAAACGATGAGGATGAGGACGAAGGTGACCAGATAAAAGACGACGGCAAATCGGTTCAGGAAACGGTCACCAAAGACGTGACCCAGGTATTGTATCTCTCGCAAATTCTCGATGCCATCTCATGGGTCATCTATGTGTTTGAACAACAGGAAGTCTCTCAAGGTTCGCTCGATAAGCTCAATCAAGCATTGGGATTGGTATTGCAGGTAGTCCAGGAGCAGGCGGTGCTTGGCACGAAAGCAGTTGATTTTGCAAAATATCCGGTCACCAAAGACAGTCTCAAAGCACTTGTCAAAGCAGGTAGAGCATTATCCGGCGATAACGAAGACAAGCTTCAAAAGGCCTGCGACCATATGGGTAAGGCTATGGATCACGTCAAAGACGTTCTAAAGGCCGTAGATGGCGCTAAGAACGATGATAATACAGATGATAACGATAAAGACGGGAAAGACAATAAAGACGATTCTAGCATCATACCTGACCCCACAGACCAGAATCCGGGGGATAAGGGCAAAGCGGCGGGATCGGGATTCCTGACTAAACTTCTGGCTCAATCGGGCAACCAGCATGACGAGACTGAACTTCAACTGAAAAAAGCCAATAAGCACATCAGCTTGACTCTGCGGCTCATCAATCAGGCCAAGAAAGAACAATCTAAATCAGAAATTAAATCTTAATTTGAAAGTTTCTTAAAACAAACTTTAGAAGGGAGGTGAAAACACACAAAAATTTATGGATAAAACTAAAACAGAAAACAACGAAGAAAACAAGGAACTGAAGACAGTAGTTGAGGCAATCACTCCTTTAGCCGTTGAGGCCGTCTTGAAAAAGATGAAAGAGGAAATGCCTAACCGCAAGAATATATTTGCTGACGGATCTGCTAGTGAACGACAGGAACTCAAAGAAAAGCAAACCAGAGCTGCGGACTACTTCAAAGCCATAGGGAAGAAAGACCAGGTCGCCATGAAAGCATTGTCCTCTGGGGCAAGCACTGATGGTGCCGAGTTCGTCCCGACCTATGTAAGTGATCAACTGATCACTGTAGCTCAGAAGTACGGACTGATCAGGCAATACGCGAAACATTGGCCAATGCCCGGGATCAACGTAAACATCCCGACAGCAGGAGTCGTGACCGCTTATCGTTTGGGAGCAGATGGAGACGCAATACAATCATCCCAACCGGCAACCAGCGCGATACAGCTCAGAGCAAAGACAGTAGGTGCGATAGTGCCTATTTCTAACGTTCTTTTGCAGAATGCAACCGTTGATCTGGTGGACGCGATTACTTTCTTAATCGGAAAGGCGATTGCCAAGCTTGAAGATCAGTGGGGTTTCTTAGGTTTAGGTTCAGGTGAAGGTGTATTCAGAACAACCGGAGTCAACGTGGCGACACTGGACTCAGGCGATACGGCTTATACCGACATCGAACCCGAAGATTTGCTCGATGTTGAAGACCAGCTCGATGAAAACTTCATCGCGCAAGGAGACAATCTCAGATGGATATTGTCCCGGTCTATTCTCAATCTTTTGAGAAGGAAGAGGAGCACGATTAACGACAGCAACGGACAGGCACAGCCGCAAGGCTTCCTGATGCCGGGGTTTGCCAATAATCTGCCAGCGACCATATGGGATCACCCATACGACACCAGTGCAGTCATGCCTAAGAATTCGGACAGCCCGCAGGCGGGGAAGAAAGTCTTAGCCTTAGTCGACTACGACAACGTGTTATACGGCGAATCAAAAGAGTACTTTATCAGCATGTCTGATCAAGCAACGATCACTGATACCGATAACTCAACTCCGATAAATATGTTCCAACAGAACATGACGGCGATCAAAGTCTATGGACTTTGCGACATCCAGCTCGCGAATCCGACCAAAGCATTCGGCGTTCTTGCAACATCGGCCAGTTAATTGATTAATGGAGAAACCATTAAGTTACTGACAGCTCTAGGGATGATCGGCAATCTAAAGAAAATCAATAATTTTTAGAAATACCGGGAGCTACAAATCAAAATTTTTGATATAATCTAAATATGGAACGTAAATTTAAAGCATCTGTAAACCACGGAGGGAGCTGTCAAGGCATTCATTTTCAAATGAACGTGCCGGTTATCTTGCCACAATCGGCAATTAATGCACTTGGAGCTGCCAATGTGAAGATACTTTGCGAAATCGACCCTCCGAAACCCGATCCGATACCCGAAGCACAGAAGGAGGTTGAGGAAGTGAAAAAGGAAGAGCCGAAAGAGGAAACAAAAGAAGTTAAAAATGCACCTGTCAATAAAATGGTAGGGAAAAATAAAAAGGATTTAAAGAGCAAATAATAGAAATATATAAATAAATATCTGTGTATTTTTATAATTAATTGGAATTAGATATGTTATTTACAAAATTCGGAAATACAAGATCACTTAAAGAATGTCTGGGATTAAAAAAAGTAGACAGGCTTTATCATGCGGCGACTTGGGCATGGGTAGAAGATACAGGAACAGCAATAAGCAATCACGGCACGACCCGTACAAACCCGGCGACTGACTGCAATTGGAAAAACAGCGGTGTTGTGACCGATGCTTATTCTGCATATCCTATTACGGCGAATGACAACAGTTTTCAAAAAGCCCTTTACGGAAAATTAACCTCCGGTTCTTTCAACAATGTCCTCTCTGGTCTCTTCGCGCATACTTTGACTGCTTTTGCAGATCCGACGCATACACTTATCAAAGGTGTACCAGCTTGTACAACTACCGGCGGCCCTTGGACTTATACCACGCCTTCCGCATCTGCCGATGCAGGTTTGACAACGGATATGACCGCCGCGATTTCAATAGGCTCAGGCGTTGCGGTCTGGTTCGGCGCAACAGGACCAGAAGCTACAGGTAAAGCAGCGACTCAGGATGGAACAGCAGATAGATATACCTCATGGTTAACAACACAATTGCAGACTTTGACAGGAATACCAGCCGGGGACACTGCACAAGTGACCCTTACTGTCCAATATAGCGAGAATTAAGCCTATAATATTATAAATATATGAGCGAACAAAAAATAATTAAAACAATATTTTGCGTAAACGAACAAAAAGAAACTCAGCATGTTTTGAGCGCGAATGCAAACGGTGAAATCATCGCTACCTGTGATTGCGGTAAGCCAATCAAATTCCCGGCAGGCATCCAAAGAGATGAATTTAATAAACTCATCGCAAAGCATAAAGAAAGCAACGAAGGACAAATATCGGTCGAATCAATCAACGCAACTCTTCAAGCTTTAGCAGATGACCCGAAAGAAGAGCAACCGATAGAAGAAGCACAGCCAGCAGAATAAACTAGCTTAATACAATAAGCGATAAACAATATCATGTTTGACTTTCTCAAACCCAAACCACCAGATTGCGGATATTTTCTCGAATACCTCTTCATCGCGGAACTCTTTAACGGTCAGCTCATCAAGCAGACCCCGGACGACAAAGCTAAATTCAGTTCATGGGGATCAGCATTTACGGATGTCTGCAACGTCATGGATCAAGTCAAAAAGTTCTCTTTGCATGGAAAAGGCACTCTTCTTACGATTGACCTCACAGACGGCCATGCTGAAATTGACGGACATTTCCTATATCCTCCGTTTGAAATCCTACCCTGCACGAAATTCAAGCTGATCTATTATCGCACGATCTCAAGAAGCATGAGGATGGGCGTTGACGGAAAGATCCTTCCTCCGGGAGTGAAATACGTGGTCGGTTGGGAAAGTCCAACCCCTAAAGGAAAAAATGGCAAGTGGGAATTAGCTTTAGAATGATATGAGGCATATGGTTTAGAAAAAGAATGGGGATTGAATGAGTAATTTCGAAATGATAAGCTATAAATAAGTTTTTTTAATATTCATTAAGCCCCGTGCCTGAAGCGAGGCTTTTTTTATGAAAAATAAATGGAACTATCAGAGACTTAGTGACGTAATGTTCAGCGACCAAAATGAAGAAAGCTATAAAAAATCAGCGGCATTTTTAGGTGATATTGACCCAATTGAGGATTGGGGTTGCGGTATGGGCTGGTCAAAGCGGTATTTCCCTAATTGTCAATATAAAGGCATTGATGGCTCTTTAGGCTTTGTTACTGAAACAACGGAATTAACTGATTATACTTCAGATATAGATAATATCCTGCTTCGCTTGTAACTACTCAGGTCCCCAAGCGACCGGTAAAGGTTGACCATGGAAGACAGCAGTAAGAGCAGAGAGCATGGAGTGTCCTTGTTTCTGCATCGTCGAAAGATAACTGCGGATGCGGCAAA